ACCGAGATGAACAACGACTCTAGATCGATCGTGATGCCGGGGATGATCTCCGGGTAGAGCAGCGTCTTGAGTTTGAGCTCGGCCGGTTTGCCGGACTTCTCGGGCGTTGTGAACTCGGGTGATTCGATCAGTCCGCTGGACTGCGAGATCAGAAACGCCGTGCCCTCGGCCGAGTCCTGATCCTTGACGATCTGCATTTTGTTGGCCTGGATCGACCAGTGGTATCCGTAAGGTTGCAACAGCCGCGTGATCTCGTCTCGCGTCTTTCCATGCAACGTCCGCCCGGTAGCAAACTGCGCCTGGAGCTCGGGCGACGCAGCCACGCTCGCCGGCAGGTCGAGCCCCATGCTGGACGCGGCATCGCGCAACGCGGTGACAACGTTCGTGCCCTTGGGGTACGTCCGCGAGACACGCGCATTGGTGTACGCGCGGCCCCCTTCGTTGCATTCGATCGCGGTCTCCCAGTCGGCCTCAACCACCTTCGAGTATGCGTATCGGATGTCGCCCTGGAAGATCGTGCGAAGGTCATCTCCGTAGCCGCATTCGATCTTGATAACGAGCGGCTTGGTTTGCAGAAACTGGCGCGTCGTCGGTGAGCAATTGGTGATCGTGACCGTCGCCTTGTTCGGCGTCTTCTCTAGGCTCTTTTCGATCTTGAACTGAACACGCAGGTTCTCGATCGCGATGCCGTTGGGCTGCGGCGTGAAGTACTGCGGATGCGCGCCGACGAAACCCGCCGAGGTGGGAGGCGACGCGTTGTAGATCGTGACGCGACAGCGCCGACGAAACAGCGTGGTCATGTAACGCCGATTGTTGCGTAGTACGTCAGCAGTTCAACCGACGAGAGATACGCCATCTGTACGCGGGTTCCGAAATCATCGAACTTTGCGTCTAAGCTACTTCCGGTCGTATCAAACACGATTAGCGCGCCATCGGTGAACGGCGCATCCTGCGAGTTGCGACCGAGGAACGTACCGATCACGCACTTCATGCCGCAGCGGATCGCCTTCTCGTTCACATCGTAGACGTCGAGGTACCAATAGCCCTCGCGGGTGTTCCAGCGGAAGTCGAACAGATATCCCGTGTTGCCCAGCGACAGGTTGAGTCGGTAGCTCGGATTTGATTGGACGAGCGGAATGATAAACGGCATCGCTATCCGTTCTTTCCGAATGTGGAAGACGCAAAATTCCACTTGTTCATACCGGCCGGAACGGTCTTGACGATCGAGTTGTTCTTGTCGTCGACCCACGTGCCGCCGCTCGGCGTTAGCGTGCCGTCCGCGTTCTTGATTCCCGGATCGAAGTGGACCGGTCGACCGTTGATCGTTCCCGGAACCTTGGTGTTGGAGTAGCCGCCGACCGCAACGGAACTAGCGGCAAAAGGCTGATACACACCTCCCGGCGCACCTCCCTTGAACGGCGTAACCGTGCCGTCTCCACGCGGATCCTGACTGTCAGACATCGTGTAGTGATCGCCGTACCCATCGGTGGAAACAACCTTGAATCCGCGCGCGATCCACTGGCTGCGCTCGGCTAGCGGCTTGGTGAACACCAAGATCCGTCCCTGGATCTTTTGGTATGCTGCTGCTTTCGTGAACGTCTGCTTTGCCCGGTCGCCCGGTCGCGACGTCCGCGCCGTAGACGTTCGCACGAGCACGCGTTGATTAGTTACGATCGTGATCTGCTGAAACGTCGCGGTGAAGCGCAACGCGGATCCCGTGGTCACGTCGCGCGGAACCTCGAGGTTGATCAGGACCATATTCTCGAAGTTGGCCAGCGACGTGGTGATCGGTACCGGCTGCCGAGCGTCGCGGATCGCGAGCATCGCCGCGAGTGCATCGGTCGACGGCGCAGACTGCGCGTCACCTCGAGCTTTCGCGGTCGCGGCGTCGGTCGTCGGCAGGAACGCCGAATCGCCATGCTCGGCGTTGCGCTGATCGATCATCTTTCCGATCGGCGTGTCGCTGACGATGCCCTCGATCGTCACCATGATCGGTTTGGGCCTGATGTTGTCGCTGATCGCCGAGCCCTGCTCGACGGGAAACTCGGTGACCTGCGACTCGTAGACGTGCGACTCCGTGATCGAAGCGTCGATCACGTATGTCCCGATCATGATCGTAACGGTCTTGCGCGTCGTCACTTGTGGGCCTCGTTCGCGTCACGAAGTTGGCCGTGCCAGAAGTCGGTCATGGAATCGACGACCAGCTTTTTCGATGCGTCGCTAGACGTGCCAGGCGGGACCGTGACGGTCAGGTTCACAGCGGCGACGTTGTTGACGGTGCCGCCGCTGGATGACGGATTGACCGTCGCCGTCGGGTGCATGCGATAATACTCGTCGCTAGCAGTCTTCCGTTTCGCTATTGCCGCAGCGCTCTGATCCTGATTCTCGTCGGAGTGATCGAGCTGCGAGTTTGCGGTGCCGTGGATCGTATCGTAAATTTTGTTACCGACGGCGCGACCTGGAGCAGTCAGGGCATTCGCTGCACCCTTGGCCGTGTCGATCAGCGCCTGGAGCTTGTCCATGATCCACTGGATCTTGTCAGCGACCCAACCGACCGCGGATTCGAATGCTCCTTTGATCGCCGAGCCAACGCGAACCGCGACCTCCTTAACTTTGTCCCAGTTCTTGACGAGCTTGATGATTCCATAGGCGATAAGAGCAATCTCGGCACCTACTAAAATGAACGGAAGTGCTGCAGCGATAATTCCAGCTGCAAAACTCCATGCGGCGATACCAGCTGCGATTAGTGGAGGCAATACGGCTATCGTAAGCGCCCATCCCACGCCGATCAGCAGCGCTTGCGCACCCTCGTCGCCGTCAAACGCAGCCGTGAACACGTCCTCGATATCGTTGACTCCATCGACCAGGATCCCGACAGCATCGGAAGCAAAGCCGAACGCCGTGGCGAGCCCGTCGACGAACGACTTGACGTCGCTGGCGATCACCTCTTTGTTCGCCTCAACCCATTTGAACAGGCCATCGGCCAGCTTGCTGATGGTCGGCAACAACGCGATGGCTAGCGTGTTTTTGAACCCCGTGATCGCGCCGTGGACGCGCATCGAGGTCTCTTCGAGCTCCTTGAAGCTCTCCGTGGTCTTGCCGTCGACCACGATTCCAAGGCGCTCAGCCTCCGCTCGAAGATCGGCGATTCCCGCGCCGCCTTTGTTGAGGAGCGGGATCAGATCCGCACCCGATCGACCAAAGATTTCGACAGCTGACGCAGCCTTGTGGATACCGTCCGGCATGGCCGCAAACTTGTCGGCGAGCGTCGATAGGAGCTGATCGGGAGAATCGTTTTTGATCTCCTTTAGTGGGATCTTGAGCGCTAGGAGCGCCTCGCCCACTGGGCCGGTACCCTTGGTGCGAAACTCCTCGAGCCCCCTGGCCATCTTGGTAAAGCCGATTTGGAGCTCTTCGGTCGAGACACCTGTGGTGCTCGCAGCGTAGCCGAGCTCTTGCACGGCCTCGGTCGAGATGCCGATCTTCTGCGCCATGCGCGACGCGGCGATCGCCGTCTCCGACACGCCGTTAAAGATCTCGCGGATACCGTTCGCGACCTCGACGACGGCGAAGATCTCGAGACCTTTCTTGATCGACTCGAGTAGCCTGTCGCCCTTTTCGAAGGACGCGTGATCTGCCTTTAGCGACAGGCCCGCATATAGATCGGCTACCTGCATGATCTCATCGGTTCTGCGCGCGAGCCTGCGCGTCGTTGATCAGCTCGATGGCTTCCCAGAGCATCGCAACATCGTCGGCGCACATCGTTTCGAGATCCGACCACGTCACGTACCTTTCAGCGACGAGCCGGAGCGATGCGAAGACCGGTACGAGCTCGTCAGGGATGTCGATCGTTACGGCGCCGGGTCGGGCTTGACTGCGACGCCCTTGGTAGGGTTGGCGAGGTTTACTTCCCAGGAAAACAGGACCGATTGCCACATCGCAAGATCATCGCCGTCAAAGGCGAGATCGATCTGCGACAGGTTCGACAGGTCAAACTTGATCTTGGATCCCTGGGCATCGTCGCGAACGACCACCGTCGAGACGAGCGACTCGAGGATCAACGTGTCCGCGTCTGCGTCGGGAAGATGCGCGAGGAAGCCGGTAAACAGTTCGGCCGTGAGCTCGCCCCCTTCGATCTTTTGACCGTTGCCCATCAGCAAGCGGTTGACCTTCATGCGCAGCCGCGAGCCGCGCAACGTCGGCAGCTTCGTGGTCGTGACCTCGAGCTCGCCGATCTGTTTCGTCTTCGTGATTCTCATATGGCCTTGACCCATCCGCCGACCGTCGACTCGCGAAGTAGCTCGGGGACCTTCTCGGCGACGATGCGCCCAAGCTCGCCCATAACCGTGTACGACAGCGTTGCTTCGCGGTCATCGTGCAGCGCATCGACGCGCGCCAGGTGCTCGTAGCGGCGACCGTCGCGACGCTCGTGGTACCAGACGAGCTCGTCGAGCTTGAGAGGATGCGGCAGCGCAGCTTCCTCGGTTCGATACGCTTTCTTGCTCACTAGATCGCCGACCCGCCGACGAAGAACTCAATTTCCGCGCACTGGATAGCCCAGTCATTGGTTCCGCCATCGGCCGCAAACTCGATATCTGGAAACTTCTTGATGCGCGCATTTGCGCACTTGACCAGCGTCGTGCCGTTGAGATCCTTGATCATCAGCGCGCCAACGGCGAGCCCGGTGAGCTCGTCCGACAGTGCGAGTACAGTCAGAAAATCGTTAGTCGGCGACGCATCGAGGACCGTAAACGTCACGACGCCCGAGCGGTTTCGATTGCGAACGTCAACGACGTCGCCTTGCGCGCCGACCACTTGCTTGAAGGCGTCTTCGTTGCGCACGCATTTGACGAAGGTGGAAGGTCCGAGACCGATCACGGGAACGCCGTTCCACGTCATGGAGATGCGACCCGGATCGTAGTTTTTGTATAGCGTCATTGGTCATGCCTCCGGGTTACGCCGAGACCGAGCCTTGGATGTTTCCGCTGTGAATCGCGCCGGCACGCTGCGCGGTGAAGAACACGTTGTTGAGCGTGCGGGAGAGCTTGTCGGCCGTCGCCACTGACGCATTCGTTGGCACCGTCACGGTCGTTGAGCCGGGCGTCAGGATGCCTTTGTCCTCGCCACGCTTGAGCGCACCACGGACCGCCGTCTCGACCATCGCGATGCCGGCGTCGGTGTACGGAATCTTCGCCGCCGCGACCATCGTGCCGAATACCGAGGTCAGAAGGTCGCTCGTCAGCGCGTCGAGACCGCGCGTGATGTCGATGAAGTTTCCGCTCGCGACCATGCCGTTGTAGGTCACGTTCAAGCCCGCGACGGTCTCGTAGCTGTTTGCGTTGCGAGCAACGATGTTCGTGCGCTGCGTAGACGTCAGGCCGACTGCCGAGACGCCGATGAGCGTCTTGAACTTCCAGGTCTCGGAGCCCGGCGGGTACGGCAGACATTTGCCGAGCAGCGCGAAGTCGGCGAACACCGACGGGAACGGGTGATAGAAACCAGCCGAGCGCGTGTACAGCGCGGTCTTGAGCGCGTCGATCAGGTCGCCGTTGCCAACCGCCGTGAGCACGGTGCTGGTGTCCTGCGACTGGCAGATGAACAGGCGGTTGTTGGCCTCGATGTACGCCGCAGCC